CTAAAGCTGGGAGTAGCTCTTTATACATTATTAAACTCACTGAACTTCCTAATATATTAACATCACTGTTATTAATAGTTGTTAAAAATTTAGAATATCTGAATGTGTTATTAAATATCTGTAGATAAGTGGAGTTGAATGCACTCACATTTATCTTAACAATATTAATAAAATCAGCAGATGTAAATTTAGTATTATTGAAATTTATAGAGAGGTTTATTGAAGGAACGATATAAAGATAATCAGGATCTATTATTTGATTCGTGATATTGATAATCTTTTTATTGTTTAAATAACTGATAAGATCTGATTTTCTTTGATCAGAAAGCGCAGAACCAGAATATGTCGTTGGCGATATGAAAACGGTACCATAAGATATATTATTGAATATAATATCGCCAGCAACCGAATTATTACTGGAAGGTTCATACCCATAGACATGAACATCCTTGATCTCATTAAAATTATCTAATATGAGTGTTTTGTAATCGTTTGCAGTGACTGCTCTTTCCTGTGTTTGAAAAGCTCTTGGAGCTCTGAAACGTATAGATTCAATACCTTCTGCATTAGCTCCATTAGTACCAGTGCCAATCGTGATTACATTAGCCACAGCTGTACCACCATTGACTGGTCCAAGATCTTGATCGATATAAAAAGTAGTTACGCCACCACCATCAGTGCCTTGTGTGACACGATAAGAAGCTAGCACAGTAGAATTATTCATAGGATATCTACCGAAAACTCCATCGCCAAAAACAATCTCGTATTGGTTATTTTGCGCTGCCTGTAAGAAAAACACATTTGAGTTAGAGTTTAAATCGTACAGAGTAGAAGTCTGTAACATCTCTGTGACCGTGTTACCATTATTCTCATAAAGGATAACAGACAAACTATCTGTATCGATAGTAGAATTTGTTAATACGAATTTCTGAGATTCTATCGAGTAATCTACGATAAAAGATTCATTGATGTAAGAACCCTCATATATCGCAACGTTGGTAAATGCAAAAACACTGTTTGTAGAAGAAACAGTAGCACTGACATCTGTGACATAAGTGAATGAACCATTAGCATTCAACCCAGAGAATTGAGTTCCTTTAGGAATCGTGAATGTGCCTGAAGAGATACCTGTTGTGGTAAATATTACATCAACTGCACCTTCAGGAGATTTCATCGAAGAAGGAGTATAGTTCAGGGATTTAGCATGAGAGACAACGCTGTCCCTTAGCTGTGCACTATCTAAGAAACTTTCCGCAGAAACCATGTTAAGATAAAATGAATTTAGGTATGTGTTGTAAGATAATACATCCAGCAACACATTCATATTAGAGCCTTCAAAGTCATAGTCTTTAAAGATTGACTGAGACTTCATGTATGTTTTAAGGTTTGATTTTAAGGTATCAAAGTCTAGAGACGTAAGACTTATAGAACTGTTTGCCATTATCTCACTCTCTTAAGGATAACGTTTAAATTTATTGCATTCGGATTATTTATTGTTGAAAATACAATATTTACTATGAATTGATTATTTTGTTCATCAGGAGAAACAGTAACTGCTAGTAAATTTGCCCTAGTTTCATTATTTTTGATCGTGTTTCTGATGTCGAACTCTAAATTATCAGCAGTTATACTATCAAGAGGTTCAAATAACGACCTATTGATATTACCTCCAACTAGAGGCTGGAACAATCTCTCTCCAAGATTTGTTAATACCAAATTTCTTATCGATTGAGAGATAGAGTTCTCATTAGTGACTTTTGCTATCTGATTACTGAATGGGTTAACCACAAAACTGTTTAAAAAATCAGAAAATAATTCTGGTTTCTTTTGAGTGGCGGTGAATCTATCTGCTCTTGTTGACATTTATCTCTCTTTAAGAAACGCTGACGAAATTATCTGAACCAGTGGCTGATGGGTTACAATGGTCACCTCCTGGGATCGGACATAAACTATCTGCATCAGCACTATCACCAACAACTATAATACCGATCCCACCAATGGTTAACCATGAATGAGAGGTGTGCACAGCTCCTCCACCATCACTATTATCATCGCCATCAACCGACCAGAGTTTTCCGTCGATTTTAACAAAGTTCTGACCAGTAACGATATTACTAGCGCCACATGCTCTAGAATCTCCATCTCTATGCGCATATGCCGACATTATCTACCTACTTTTACGAAACTTACTGCGATTGCTGTTATTGTGATGCCATTTTCATCTATAACGATCGTATTTTTGCCGACCTGTAGGGTTATAGAACTATAACTTCTTATCATAACATCACTAGAAACATTTGCTGTCAATGTGCCATTATCAACCTGTACATCAACATTACCATCTTGACTATTTATTCCCCATTCACCATTCAATACGTCAATTTTGTTACCGAGGATGTTTACCATGTGATCACCAGTTATGTTCTCATGAACATCACCAGATCTATAGATCACATGATTGCCTTCGATTATCTCAAATTTATCAGCATTAGTGTGATGAACCTGTGTATCATTTGTGCTGTGTACTTGATGGCCGCTACCTGATTTGTAATGATCACCATTAACCTCGCTATGCATGCCGCCATCGTGATTGCTTCTAGTTGTACCAGAAACTTTAACGTCATGATGCCCATCAACAGTAGATGATTTACCATCTCCATGATACTCATGAGTTTTACCAACAGTCACTTGAACCTTGGCTCCATCTGGGCCATGCCCTTCATAAGAACCTGTGGTATGTATATGAAATAATGCTTCAGATCCTGGGAATATACTTTTTAAAATCTGTCCGCCACCAGCATCTTGTGTGACGTGAAGATAAGGATATTCACCAAGGAAAGGTAGTTTTGGGTGTTTTACGTTATAGTCTGGGGTTGGATTATCTGATGAAGGTACGTCTGACATTTTATTTACCTGCTTGAATCTGTTGTAATGCACTTACTGCTGGTGAACTTTGTACTGCTGATACAAGGTCGCTAGCTCCGCCAGTAATACCTGGAGGAATGTAAGGAGTCAAATCTTTTATTGGTGGCACAGGAACTTCAGCAGCAGTTTTCAATGAATCTTTTTTACTAGCTAACACTGCTTGAGCTTGTGTGAATTTATTAGTGGTATCAGAAACAGATTGATTTAATGACGATTGATCTTTGTTTTCATTAAATTTCTTTAATGCGCCACCAATACCTCCAGGCAATAATTTATCAGCAAGAGCTGCCATTGTTCCAATACCTACTCCAACACCAAGCACTTTGGTTAAAGAGTTCGCTTTCATCAAATCAAAATTACCAGACAATATACCACCAAGAGCTAGACCTGTTAATCCTCCACCGCCTCCCGCGAGCGATGGCGCGAGAGAAGCTATCAATGCCGTTGTTGTATCGGTCTGTACGTGAGATGCTGCAGATGTATGATATGGTTCAGAACCTCTGCTAGTATAAACAAAATCGCCACCTGGACCTTTCCAAGTTATATAAGTTGGATATGGATCAGCTGATTGGCTAGAATAATACTGCTGAATATATTGGGTTGGTGGTTTAGGGACTATAAGGTTTGCTGGTGGTTTGGTATCATTAGGTGATGTTGGAACAGTAGGAGGAGTTTGGTGTGGTACGGGATTACCTCCATTCTTATTAGCCAGAACATAAGATGCTGCAAGACCCACAGCAAGAGCTTTGCTAAGGTCTGCGCCCAATTCACCAGAGCTAGCAGCACCAAGTAATGCACTAGATACATTACCAAGGCCAAGAGCATCTCCAAGACTTCCTATTGCACCAGTTAAAGATTTACCAAAATTGCTTATCGCAGCTATTGGGCTTGTCGCTAAAATCTTATCTTTAACTTCTGTTAATTTATCCACTGCATTAGGTAGTGATGCACTCTCTGCATTTGGGTCTACCTTTTTAACTATCTCTAACGGATTTGACGTGTCAGTTTTATCAGCAGATGCAGTCGTTTGTTTTTTAGGTTCTTTTAATTTGCTATCAACGGCTGTCCTATTATCAATACCAGAAATTCTCCTTAATTTAGAGGCATCACCAGTACCATCATTAATCTGTAAGACCGTGACCTTATCTAACCCATCATATAATGTACTGAAAGCGTTATCTGGTCTAGGGTCACTTAAATTGGTTGATCCGTTTGGTATGCTTCCTTTATCAATATCGATCTTTGGTACACCATCTGCAGTCTCACTACTGACGAGATCACCAGCTTTACCGAAACTTCCTAATAAGATTGGATATTGATGGTCTAAATCAGCCCAGAAACCAGTGACTTTAGATCCTTTTAATAATCCAAGAGGAGCAGTCCCAACTTTACCATAAGCAGCTGATGTTACTGGTTGTAAAGGCATGGCCCATGGTAGATCTGAATCAGGTATATTGTTTTTATCATCATGGCGACCAAACACACGAATCTGAACACGCCCTGATTGATCAGGATCATATACGTTTACGACCTCTGCGATAAACCAATTAAAACTATATCCAAGATCTCTTTCCGTCATACGCCTTCCTCCAGCCCACCTTTAACACATTCAACAACACAAGTGTATCTTGGTCTCTCGCTCATTAACCCTATGTCATGGTGAAGTCGGGTTATCAAAAAATCACCAGACA